CACCCACTGCTCAATAATGCCGGTACTTCCGCATTGCCACCATCCATTCGCCGCCTTTGATGCCGAGTTTGGTGCAGCAAACGAGCCTTTGGGCTGAAAACGTCCGTCGCTTTCGGCTTTGGTATATGCCCCAGTACGCGGCATATATCCCGCATCTGATTGTGCTTTTGTGTAGTAGCGAGCATCAAAGTTGCTGTAATCTGATGGCACAAATTGACCGGAGCCTGTGATACCACCGTTCACAGCGAGACCGTGCCCCATGGTCACTTTGCCGGTTGAAATTTCGACATAAAATGGACGCAGGCTGTTATATGGTCCGAGCGGGTCGAGGGAGTTTGTCAACATCAGATAAAGTCTGTTGCCGTCGTTTCGCCAGAATGTTCCGTAATTCCCATAGGCAATTCGGTAACTGTTTGCGCTATCACTCATTAACTCAGATCGAAATCTAGCCCGAGCTGGTGTAAGACTGAATTCAGTAATGGCATCCGTATTCCCGGTTGCGATTCTGTACTCTTGTCCCTGAACCGTCTCATGCCAGATGGTATCACCCGTTCCGCCACGCATTTTTCGAAGATAGTTTTTACCTCCGGTAGGCCCACCGGAAAGTGATGAAAAATTGTAGGTTGCCGAGGGAATTCCATCCTGATTAAGCGTTCCAGTCATGCTATCACCAGCTTTTGCCACTTTACTGGTGTCAGGGTTTTTATCAGTGAAAACATACTGATAGTCTTTACTACCCGTCGCGATCGCCCCATCCCATCGAATAGCGACTTTCCCTTTGGGATCGGATGGAATAATAAGGTGACGGCTTTGTTTTACCGCACCACCATCCTGATAAAGCGTGAAGGTATAGGCGTAAGGCCCACCACTCACGGCGTGCGTCCAGAAACCGGAAGGCAAATCCGTCGGGATATTGTCATAACTGTTACTCGCTACAGCTGGCGTTCGGGGTGCTACCCCACCTAACCCCATCCAGCCAGCCACCGGTACTCTCCCGGCAGTCGTGTCTATCATTGAGGTGACAACATCAGCTTTTGCCGCCGTTCCCAGACTCCTTTTAACACCGGCCAGGTCATCATTGACGGTTTTCACCGCTTTCGGTGTCGCGGCAAGCGACTCAGACACACTGTCGATGGCGCTACTGAGTTGCACAATCCCCTTCTGTGCCGTGGACGCATCCTGAGCCGTATACTTCGCGCTGGCGAAGTCATAGACTGCTTTAACCGCTTTCGGTGTGGCTGCAAGCGTCTCAGACGTGCTGTCGGTCGCACTGCTTAACTGCGTGAAGCCTTTTTCTTTCAGCGTGGCGTCGGGATGGCGACGTGACTGCTCATGCTCCGCAAGTTTGTCGTCGACATAATCCTGCGTTGCCATCACAAGCGTAGTATCGATGGACAGCTCGACCGTCTCGATATCGCTCACCATGATTACCATGCGCAGCGTCTGCGCGCGCCCTGACCCTTCCGCCAGCTCGGGCTTGTAGCTTTCTGCCATATTGCCGACCGCAATCAGCGTGCCGGTGTCATCGTAAAGCCCCATTTCGCGCAGCCAAAAACCGCCGGTCTCAGGTGGAATCACCAGCTCCGCGACGACATAGTTTTTGTGCTTTTTATCCTGGCTGATTTTATTCAGCGCATGACGCCAGACTTCATTGACCAGTTTTGTCTGGCTGGCGTTTGGCTCGGGCAGCGTGCCGCCACCATCCCCGACGGCCATCGCCACAAAATTGACTTTCTTCCCGCTCGGGACGCTCGCCGCCGCCAGCTTTTCAGCACCGGCTTTGGTGATAACGGTTTTATATTTTACTGTCATTGTGCTCTCACTTATCCGGGGTAAACCGTGGTGATATCGCCGTCATAGTTCAGGGCGCCGTAATACAGATGCCCCGGAATATCCTGAATAATATTCAGACCAATAAGATGACGGCTGGCTGGTTTTGCATCGGCAATCAGCCTTTCCATTTCGTAATACATTTCCTCGGTGATGCCGGTCTCTAACACGCCGATATCGAGGCGGAATGTGCCGGGCGGGTCGTTGGTTTCCCACCATTCCGTCACGTTAATCAGATATCCGAGCGGCTCGACCACCCGGCGCACAGCACCAATCGTCCCTTTGTGCGCATGGATAAACCACGCCGCACGGATCACCTCGCGTTTGGTCTCTTCCGGCCAGCTCTCATCCCAGCGGTCGACAGAAAACGCCCAGGCAAGCCACGGCAGCAGATTTGCCGGGCAGGTATCGGGACTCCAGAGACGGCGCAGGGGGATCGGCGTATTTTCGATATCGGCACAGGCTCGCGCCGCCGCCACCTCAAGCGGCGAGGAGCCGACCGGCAACAGGCGGGCGTCACTCATCATTGCCCCCGATGGTTACGCTATATTCACTACACCAGGAAGCCTGTGTACTATCGAGTACGATGTCAGCCAACGGTGCGGCCAGCTCAACACGCTGCACCCCCTCAACGTGAAGGGCGGCATAAATAGCCGATTTACGGATATCTCGCCCGAGACGGTGCTGGGCGCTTATATAACTCTTAAGCTTCGCCTTTGCTGCACTGAGCACCGGCTCGCTTTCAGGGCCTGGATAAAGAAATAGTGAGGCGTCGACTTTATAGTCAATAATATTTGCCGATTGCACTGTGACGCGATCGGCGACCGGCCTTACGTCCTCATCATTGAGAGCATTTCGGATGACGGCGAGCAGTTCTTCTGAGGCCACGCCATTATTTTCGCGAGACAATACCGAAATGGTCACGTTCGCAGGCTCGGGGCTAATTACAGAAATATCCGCAACCCTGCCGTCAGCACTGCGGCCATGAAACTGATATGCGCCGGTTGAGCCAGCCACACTCATTCCCTCAAAGGCTTGCTGTATACGCAGGCGATAATCGGTATCAGCTTCTATCACCGCAGGCGTGGGCGGTAGCGAGGACTCATCCCCTGGGGTGATCACAAGACGTGTGACGTTATAATTTGCACCAATATTATCGAGATCATTCCCGGCGGCGTAGGCCAACATGACCGCACGCGCCGCTTCATTAACATGCTGACGCCAGATGACTTCCCGGTAAGCATTTTCCTGCAACAGCTTCACAATGGGCTCAGATTCAAGCGTCAGAGTACGTGCAATAGCCTCCTGCTGATCTTCGGGATACAGGGAGATGAGGGTCGCCTTTCGTTCTGCAAGAAGGATTTCATAATTCAGCTCTTCCACGACATCGGGGGCGGCGAGCTGGCTTAGATCTACAATAGCCATAACGTTTAACTCAGTGGAATGGTAAGGGAAAAAGGCTGGCCTGAAGTCGAGCGTGCGCCAGTAATATCGACAAACAGCGCTCCGTCATCGCTAGGGTGTTCAAAGATGATGGTCGAAAGACTCACACGAGGTTCCCACTTCTGAATCGCGGAGTAGCACGCAGCCATAATCTGCAGGCGCAACGCCGGGGTCTGCGGCTGGTCAATCAATGCTGACAACAAGGATCCGTACTCACGTCGCATGACGCGTGAGCCAACCGGCGTGACCAGAATGTCGCGCACGCTTTGCCTGATATGGTCGGCCTCAGAAATACTGAGTCCGGTTTGGCTGTTCATTCCAAGATAGCGCACTGTCATTTGGTCTCCTTCGTCCAGCTCCCGCCGCTCTGCACATTGCCGTGTGCATGGTCATCCACCTGCACGCCATTGGAGGTAAACTTCCCGCCGGTGTGCTCGATGTCTCCTCTCATCGTCCCGCCCTTCTGCACTTCGAGTGAGCCGGTAATCAGCTTGTTGGTACAGACCACCTCGGGTGTATCGAGGGTGATGCGGGTTTCAGCTTTAACCAGCACAACAGGGACGCTGGCCGTGATGGACTCGCTAGCCGTGATGTTGGCGGTTGTGATCCCGGAGACAGTAAGCGCCCCATTTTCTGGTTCGTACTCAATCATTGCCCCATCAGGAAACGAGACGTGAAATGCATCAGGAGAAGCAGAGGGGGCAAGATGGTCATCCGAGAAAATACCCGGTAGCACAAAGGCGGTGTCGAGCTCGCCGCCAATGGCAAGAACCAGTACCTGCTCGCCAACGGAAGGCGCCCACCACACCCGCGCGCGGCCAGCACGACAGGTCAGCCAATTGAGCCACGTAGTTTTCATCCCTCCGGTCTGGACGCGACAGAGCCCCTCCTGAAGAGAGACATCTGTTACTACGCCGATGCGGATAAGATTACGGATTGCACGAGCGATACCGTGGATTGAAGTTAGCGTATTCATGAGGAGAGAATGCCGAGGGTTCAGAGCAGCAGCAATGAGGCTAAGTTTTCTGCTGGATGAAACAACAAGTTGCGGCCGCAGGGCATGATAATTTACATGCGTAAAACAACACCCTGAGCGCTAAACACGCCATCGCCGAGAACAGACAATCCTCTAAATATAAATCCAGGTCATTAAGTTCATTTCAGAACCCATACGGTATCGTTTTTACTCAGACTTCTATCACCGGCAATTTACTCACTCCACTGGCTGACGAGTTCCCCATTAATGTACAACTCTTTAGGTCGAGTAACAGGTGCAGGTAACGGTGGTTCAGGAGAATAACTGGCGCGTAATGTGGCATTTTCCTCTGTGACAAGAATCCGCTCGGTCAATTGCAGACTGAAGCTAATATCTTTACTTTCATCTTCATTCATGACTATCTGAAAGAGATAGCCATTTTTACGCCCTTCATCCAGCGTGAAAATATCAGGTTGATTTTCCCGAAGCCAAGCTAACAGGGGCACGAAAAGTTGATTGGATTCGCCGACAAAATTTTTAACAAGACCTTTCAGGGTATATTTCTTTTCAAATGATAATGAGACGGAGAGACGTGCATCAATATTTCCGTTCTCAACAGAGAAGCGCAACATTTCTGGGTGAGCACTTAGCTGTGGAATAGCGTCAATTAATGCCTGACGTAAGCTATTTAGTTTATTCATTACTTTTACCCTGACACTCTTTGATGGTTTCGATTTGCAGCGCGCAGGTAATCAATGCCTGCTCAAGCCTGCGTATATCTGCACTGAGATCGCCATTAGTCATCGGTTCGCTGCCTGGCATTGGGCATGAGCTCACTCTCGGGCAGGTGTTGTAGACAGCGTGCAGCGGAGGCACAGCC